CAGTCTTGTCACCAGCCGCCCAACTGATCGCGCTGCCCGTGCTGCTCTCCACCGTCTGCGTCAGCGTCAGCTCATTTGTCGCGCTATAAGTGGCAATACAGTGCGCCCAAGACCCATCCGAGGCATGGCGCACCATCGCCTCTGTTGTATCGCCCACAGAGCACACGGCGCTGAAGCGCCGGTGATCTGTCAGCGCCGCAGCCAGTGTGAGCGCACCTGTGCCCGTCGTCGTTGACGTTTCGCCGACGAGGGCTTTCAGGATGTGAGCCACAAAGCCCCCGGTTAAGCGATACGCAGCAAACCAGTAGAGGCGTCGTTGGTGGGCATAGTCAGGCTGAAGTTACCAGCCGTGATAGTCTGCGAACCAAAGGTGTACACGCCCACACCATTTTTGCCTGCAGCCGTATCATTATAAATCAGCACTGCGTCAAACGCTGTAGCAAGGGTGACTGTCGTCCAAGAAATAGAGGCACTCGGAGTCCAGTAAGCCACGGCACCAGTCGCAGCAGGTGCGTTAGCATTGGTAACAGCCGCACCGCCAGCCGTATAGCCCGAACCAGAAACTTCAGACGTTGCGCTGTAGGCAGTCGTCGTCGCACCCAACGAGCCGGAGGCAAGGTAGAGCGCAGCCTTAAAGTTGTCCTTTGTCGTACCGGCGCGAATGACAGAAGAACCAAAAGCATGAAGCCCATTCAGTATATCCGTGCGGAAAGTGTTGCAAATCGCTTGTGAGTTAGCCATTTAAAGCTCCTGTTAAAAAATTTCAAACTGTTGAGCTGCCATAGTAGGCAACCTTTTTGCTAAGACATTTGCGTTTTCAATGACCACCTCATCTTCAAACGTATAAGTCTCTACAAATTTTACGTAATCTTCCGTATTCTCCCAACGCACATTACGCGTTAGGGACGCAATGGGCAAGTTACCGCGACTTGTGTAAATCAGCGGAATTTCGGTGTTTGACATACAGTTCCTAGTGTAAGTGGATTGACAAGGTTTGAAACGACAAATTTAAGGCTTTGCTGGGCCTTTCGGAGCCGCAGGCGTGTCGGGAGCGGCCCCTGACTTCTTCATATTACTGGTTTGACTATCAGGATTTGCTGCAGGTTCTGCAGCTTTGCTTGTTTTATACATCGTACCAGACAGCGGTTTGAAGCCTGGGGGTGGTAAGTTACCCGTTAGTTGAATACAAGCCTCTTCATCAGTAATGAATCCGATAGAGAGTAAATCTGTGATGCGTGAAAACTCCATAGACCTGTAAGCCTCAAGCTCTGCTTGAGGTCTAAGGTCAAGGTCTGCATACCGAAATTCAACATAGCAATCTTCGGCCATCAAACGAACCGCTTGGGTTAGCGCGCGTGAGTAAAGAGTGTTAAGCTTTTTACGAACGATGTCCGCGTTTTTCAAGAACAGCATGGAACTGGTTGTTGCGCCGTTACCCGTGGAGTCTCTGCCCAATACAGCAGGTAAAGACTTCGCTCCCGCTGTCAACTTAGATTCAAGCAGTCCTTGAACAGCCTTCAGAGTATCCGCCACAGACCCTGTCGGCCCTTGGCTATTTAACAAGCCATACTCTACAGCATCAAAACTAACCAAAGCTTCGTCTGTAGCCAAACCCGTTAGCAGGGTTTGAATATCCGTAATGAGAGTGTTGTAAAAAGCTGTCAGTTTTTCCGGATCATTAAGAATATCTGGCGGTGCAGACGCTTTAACCTTCTCCTCAATGATAGTAGCGGTTAAGCGCGGCTGAATAACCCGTTGCATTGAGCGCCGCAGATCATCAAGAAACTGTGAATCAGCCAGTACTGATTGAATAGCAGACTCAAAATAGCTACTGCTATAAGGGGTCAGTAAATCTTGATCAAGGTTGACAATGAAAAATGTAGCAATGTCTAAAGAAATCTCCTGCCCACCAACAACCTGAACAGGATATACACCGCCATCCTCCTCTTTGTATTTAATTTTAGTAACTGATACAGGGTTAAGGTACAGAGGTGATTTAGCCTTGTCAAGTGCTAATTCAAGTGCTGCAGAACCGTAGAGCAGCAACTCTTTACCCAACGACTCAGACAAGGATTGCAAGTCAGTAACCGGGTTATACCCCAAGCTCACATCCCCAAGGAAAGTAATGCGGCGAAGAATCTCTTGAGCAAGCTGCGTAGCCTTGACATTAAGCGCACCGTCCATGTCACGGGCAACCACCGTGTACTTTTCGCTAATGCCTACGCGCAAATAAGCAGCAAGTGTAGCTGCAAGGTCTGGAGAACCTACAGCAAGGTCTCTAATGGTAATGTAAGTCGTTTGACCTGTACGGTAATCACCAATGCTAGTGTTGGCAAGGTTTCGCTCCTTCTGCTGCAAAACAGACGTAGACTTAGCTACCTGGGTTTTAAATGAAGGCAGCGCTACCGGTTTTGTAGGCGGCTTAGGTACGTCTACAGGAGGTAACTGGCCATTACCCGCCAGAATATCTGGCTGCTTAGGGTAGCCAGATAAGAATCCCGTAATCGAGTCAAGTATTGTCATGATTTTCAGCGCCTTTGGCGCTGAGTTTAGCCGAAGCCCGCTTGATCCGTTGGGCAGTTCGTAGGGATGTATGTGCCAATTCTGCAATTTGCGCGGCTGGAAGGTGCGAAATTGACTCCCTGTAGAGTTTCCGTGCGGCAATCAGCGGACCTTTAGCAGCCCGAGCAGGTGGTGGATCACGCTTGATGGCTCGTCTGCAGTAGCCAGCATTCAAGCCTGTCAGTTCTGCCAGCGTCGCGCTGGTGATCTTTCTAGCCCTGTAAAGTGCCAGCGTATCCGCAGGAATCTGTTTAATCTTCATGAGCGCCAAGTTTACCCACTTGTTCCCTACCGCGCAAGTGGGTAGAATGTCGTAAAAGGAAAGCTATGACCACAATGATCGACTCATTTGAACCGTCCGAGATTGAAAAACCGGCAATTCAGCCACAATACGTTCCGTTGACGGATTTCAAGTCTCTAAATATTGAGAACGAGCTACTGGAACAGTATAACCGAGCCAGAAAACTACTTCAAGATGCCGAATTTGAGGACGGCACCGGTCTCAACCAGAAAGCTCAAGTTCTAAACAGCATTACATCTATCTTAGCTGCCATTACCAAAATGCAGTCGGAATTGTATGATGTGGAACGTGTCAAGATACTTGAAGGCACCTTAATTGACGTTTTACTGGAGTTTCCAGAGGTAAAAGACGCCTTTTTGACCCGCTACAGGAAAGCTTTGAATGTATAAGGAGCACTTTACAAGGGTGTTTGACGGCGCTAATAACACCTATTCCATCGACAATCTCGCCCCTTGGATCGAGAAAAACACGATGCTTGATGGGAAACCATTCAGTTTCAAGCATCATGAGTACCAGATAGACATCATTAGTGACCCAGCAAAAACGCTTTATGTTAACAAAGCAGCTCAAACCGGCCTCTCTGAAATCTTCGCAAGGTGGGCACTCGCCGTTGCCACAACGCAAAACAACTTTACAATCATCTGGACCTTTCCTTCTACGTCTGATGCAGAGCGATTTACGAAAGCGCGGCTTGACCCCACTATTGCAAGCTCGAAACTCATCTCAGACAAAATTAGCAAGGTTATTGACTCCACCGAACTCAAGCAATTCGGTAGCAACACCTTCGTCTACATCCGTGGAACCCTCTCAGAAACCGCTGGCCTCTCTGTTCCGGCAGACGTTCTAATCCATGACGAACTTGACCGATCCGATGTAGGCAACATTTCCGCCTATGTGTCGCGTTTACAACACAAGCCGACTAAGGTGCGGCGTCTATTTTCTACACCGACCGTGGCCGGGTACGGTATCGACCTTGAGTGCAAGACCGCGAAGCGTAAGCGTCAATTTTGGAAGTGCAGCCACTGTAACTACCAATTCCTGCCCAGCTATGAGCAGGATGTCGTCATCCCCGGCTGGGAGAAGACCAAGAAAGAGATTGACCGATACAACATCAAGGACGTGCGTTGGCGTGAGGCAAAGCTTCTTTGCCCTTCTTGTGGACAAGTTCCTGAAACTGATGTAAAGTATAGGGAATGGGTCGTTGAAAATGCTGGGGAAGCCTATGATGCGGTGGCGTATTACGTTTCACCGTTCTGTGCCCCCGCAATTATCACCCCATCGTACTTGGTGAAAGCCTCTACCGAGTTCAACAAATGGAGCGAATTTTGTAATCAAGCCCTCGGCCTGACCTCTGAGGACGAGCAGGAGAGCCTGACAAGGACTGACATTCTCAAGTCCTATGTGACAGGTGACTTCTACAGC